TGTTTTGGTATTCATCAGGAACTAATTCCATATAGTCTCTACTCATTTTGAAAAGTTCGTCCCTGTAGCTAAGATAAAACTCTCCAGCTACACGTTCCCCTTCTTCATCTTCTGTATAAAAATAGTATGCAGCTCCAGGGATTACTACTTTACGTATGTACTTATCTGGGAAGGCTGTGTACTCGTCTGACCCAACTGCTAACTCTGAGAATACAGGAAACGTTGAAAACAATTCGTCGTTAATATCATCTACAGCATGGTCAAGTAGATAAACTACGTCTTGGTATGATAACATTTCATCTGCTAATTTTTTATTTAATCTTCTTGTAATCTCATCTAATTTCATTATATTACCTCATTTAAAAAGACAGAGAGCAAAACCCTCTGTCTTCTATTTATAATTTCAGCTCTCCAGCATAGCGTTCGAACTTTATGTCCGAAGCTTTCTTTTGCTTGTTTAGGGACTGGTTGACTCTGTAAACTCTACCCTTAAGTTCTGCTGCAAAAGATTCGGGAACTTCATAAGTCCTACCGTTACACGGTATGAAAACACTTATTCCATTCAGGGATACTCTCACAACCTTACCTAAATAAGCAGCGTAAAACGGGGCTAGACTAACAGGTTTCTTCGGTTCTTGTGCATACTCTCTGGCTAAAACAGATAACCTTGACTTGGATGTCCTTGCCTTGACTGCTTGATCTGATTTAACTTTTGCGTCTGCATATTCTTTTTTATCTTTCTTTGTAGACATTTGTCTACCTCCTTATACTAAAGTATTAGTACAGGTTAGATTGAGTAGGTATATTATAATAAACAGCTATAGCTTCTAGTCTTGGGGAACCAAAACCTACACCATTTATCTTAAATCCTATTGATTGTCTCTGGTCGATTGGGTCAAGTACTCCTGCAGAACCTAATGGTTTTACATACATCTTTGCACTGTCTCCACCAGATATGTTCGTCTTGATTAAAGCGTCCTTACCTAAGATTAAAGTTCTGTGAACCTTAAGCTCTTGGAAGTCTCCGTAACCATCTGCTGCTGCTGATGCGTTATATGTAGCTAAGTCCCATGATCTGTTTTCTGGGAAGAAAGATGCGTCTTGTCCAGTTCTTCCGTCAACGTCGTAGCTAGCTGTCTCAGTCATGTAGGTAGCTTCATCCAGTACGTCGTACTCATAAGCTGCAGTGTTAGTGTTATATCTGTAAACTAACAGGTTAAGATTTCCATTACCATCAACGTATTCTCCAGATTCGTCTCCTGCTTGTGTCTCGTAGAATTCCATATTAAACATAGGAACTAGTGAGCCATCTTCATACATTGGCTTAGTAGTGTTGTTAAATGTCATAAACTTTTCTACTAGTGGATCTGATATCATATCGAAGAAGAAGTCTGGGGATGCGATAACGTGGAACTTACCATTACTTCTAGGTTTAACTAACTGCTTCTTCATACTAAGAACTATAACTCTCAAGTCATCAAGAGATGGTGTATCACCAATTTCTAATGCTGCCATGTTAGCTCTGTCGTTTGCGAAGTAAGATTGTCCTACTGCTAACAGTGCGTCTCTTGCTAGGATGTCCAATGTTTCCATTGCTACTAAGTTATATTCTTTTGTGTAGTGAGCTATTACTGGGTCGATTATTTCCATGTCAACTCTGTCTGTAAATTCCATATATCTACCATATGGGAATGTGGAAATCTCGTAGGATTCCATTGAGCCTTTATCAGATGTAGGTGGAACACCTTCTGCTAAAGGAGTGGTGTGAGCTTTTAAAGGAGCCCATCTTCTAAGCTGAAGCTTTTCAGCCTTTCCTTGGATTGGACTTGAGTCCGCCAATCTGTAGTGAACATAGTTTGATTCTTCTAATCTAATAGTATCTAATAACTGCTTGTTATAAAATACTTCCGGTCTAACATCTGCACCGTGGTTGGTTATGTATTCAATAGCGGAGTTAATGTCCGCAGTTGCATTAAGATTCATTTATTTCCCTCCTATAATTTGGTTTTATCCTAAATGTTTTTTAATAAATCATCTAATTCTTTCATAGTATTTACCTTGTGGTTCGAACTGTTACCCTTGCCTTTATTTCTCATTGTCCCTGAGCTGTTATTAGCTTTATTAGTTTGTTCGATCCATTTTTCCTTCGCCTTTTCAATTTCTGTCTTTACCATGTCGTCGTAGTTAAATGCTCTGTACAGGGTGTCTATTGGAACCCCTGTGTTTAGAATGTCAATCCTATTGTCTCTCAGTTTTTCTACAAAACCTTTAAGTTGGTTTTGATCTAAGTCAAATGTCTTTTGTACCTGGTCGATCTTACTGATGATCTGTTGCTGTCTGCTTCTTTCAGTAATCTGTCTGTTCTGTTCCTCCAGAGCCTTCATTCTTTTAATAGCTTCCGGGGACATCTTAAGTTCTTTTGCTTCTGCGTCCAGTGCTTCCTGGTCTAACTTTTCCTGTAACTGGTCGATTCCTTCAGCACCATACTTCTGTGCCACCCTGTCTAGTAATTTCTTATGCTGAGAATTTTCTGCTCTTAATCTAGCAAATGCTTCATTACGTCTTTTCTCATCTTCAGAAAGTTGTGGTGGTGTTGGTTCTGGGTCTTTTTCCTTGTTGTTTGGATCTGTTCCTTGATTCGGCTCGGTGTTTGGTTTCGGGTCGTCTCCACCATCATTATCTCCTGGTGGTTCAGGATCGGTACCGGAATCCGCTCCGTTCAGTATGTCATCTAATTGGTTCATTTCGTTTCCATCCATTCTGCCTCTTTACCTCCTGTATTATTTTGGTGGGATGGCGAGTCCCGAGGTAGTAAATACTCACAAATTATAGGATGCGGGACCTAATATTCCTCAACTCAATTATACTATATGTTGTGTTTCTCTGTCAAACATTATCTGGATTTTGTGTTTCTTTGTTCGGACCTTCTACTATCATGTTTACAGCTTGCTCTGGTGGAATCCCTTGTTTAACTAATTCAGAGAATTCGAACAGGGTTTTAGTTACATCTTCTGTCTTATTGAATTGTTCGGCTTCTTTAAGTCTTCTCATAATCCTAGTCTTGTTAGGGAAGTCCTGCATCTCAAGCCACTCCTGCGGTGTAAGTAGTGGTGGGTTCATCTGATACTGCATCTGCTTTTCCATTAACATGTTCGCTGCCTGAGCTAACCTAGCCTTAGACTTTGGTAGTTCACTTGATATACTAACCCTATACTTGATGTCCATCTGTTCGTTAAGACTTGGAAAGTCTATCAGTGCGGTTTGTTGCTGGTCAGTTGCCGGGTCCATAGTTGAGAAAGTTCTCGGCTCAGAGAAAGTAAGCATATGTCTTAGAATCAGGTCGGTAAGATCCTTAGTATACTTCTCAAAGTTTATTATCTTAGTCGAATCCCTAAGAGTTACCCTGGTTAACATGTTATCAGTTCCTCCGGTTGTCAGGATTGAACCTGTGTCCCTACCTGTGTAGCGGTCATCTATCCCAGTTATCTTGGAAATATCGTTAGGTAGAGTTTGCATAAGCATTCCTATCTCAGCAGGTAGCTGAGGAAACTGCATAGTGTGGACTACTTTGGAAGCATCTCCCTTAACCTGGAATACTTTACCAGGGTCGTCTGAATATTTGGAGAATGTCCTTAGGTTTAGACCTGAGTTAGCTACTACAAACTTAGGCGGTCTGCTTGCCTTGTAAGCCTGGGTCGCTATGATCGAGTGCATCAGATTGTAGATAAAGGAATTCATAAATATCTTAGCCGGTTCTGAAACTCCGACAGGATCTCTGGTAGCCTTGTTGCAGTAAAGTATTGCAAAAGGATACATGGATGGCATGACATTCTCCTCAACAGCTATAACATACTTGTTGTCAATAGTGTGGATAACGTGCAGCTGCATAGAGTTGGTGTTAGGATTATAAACCTTAACCCAGTATATAATAAGGTTAACATACTTGGTGTTGGTCTTGTTGGCTCCAACACTCTTGTTGGCATACTGGTCTGTTACTTCTGAAGAAGTCATATCATCAAAGTCCTTGAGCTGATCTGCGTACTTAGGGTCAGCCTTTAAAACGTCAATATGAAACTCGTCGTTGTAAATACAGAATCTTCCAGCCTGGAGGGAGTCCGCAAAAGGATCCATCCTAAACCTCATTGGGTCAATGTTTTTAAGTTCAGGCATTCCCTTAATCGTTCCGTTAGGGTCCTTGTAAATCTTGTCCTTGTCCCAGCCCACCTGGGTTATCCCAACATTCAAAAGGGCTGCTCTTTCTCCAGCAGATAGTTGTATATCTTGAACTTCAAGTTGCTCCCAGAGTGCATCAAACATTATGTTAAACTCGTTAGCTAACCTAGGTCCATCATCTGTTATCGGATAGGCTTCAGCCCACTTGCTGATTGTGTAAACTGAATTAAGCACATTGTCCTTAATGTAGTTAACGTGGTTAGTCTCAGGCTTCAACTGGTACTTTGGCAGGTTTAGTCCTAGGGTTTCCCACATCTTTGTTCGGTCCGCCCCGTCAAGATACCTCATTCGCTCTACGGCTGAGGCGTACTCTGTCTTAGTTAAATCCCAGTAACCTTTCAACTGAGAAAGTTTTAATCCGTCTGGCAATTTAAGATTTTTCATTGTTACCTCCTCCCATTACATTTGCAATGTTGTCTAGTGTTTTGTTTAAGTCTTCGTAAAAGTGTTCTTCCTTCTTGTCGGGTTGTGCGTAAGGGTCTTCCGTGCTTTCAGGAAAAATTTGTTCGTGTTGAATCTTAATTGTAATTGGTTTTCTTGTAGCTACTGCCGCAATTAAAATTCCGGCAATAAGTGCAACTAATAGTTCCATAGATACCTCCTGTGTTTTTAAAATGTTGGTGCACTAAAGTCTTCGTAAAATTCTTCTATCGAGTCTAGTTCCCATGGTGCCATGTGCTGGTTCCTTGCTTCCTTAACTTCTTGACCACTTTCATAGATCATCCCCGTTGCTATCTTCCCTGGTCTTGATGGCAGTTTCATAGTGATCCATTCCAGTGCATTGATACAGTGGTTGTTCTTGTCTTCCGGTTTGTCCTGGCTTTTCCTGGTCTTGGTCAAAGACTTCTCAGGGAACTTGTAGTTCTTAAGCTCCTGGATTAAATGCGGACAAGTTGTAAATATCTCAATAGAGTTAGTCTCTATGTAGGTGTTTAACCTGTACACCCTAGCATCAATGTTCACGTGCCCCGGCTCAAAGTAGATGTTGTAATCTAAGTAATGGTCAATCAGTGTTGTCTTGTTGTAGTCCCGTTTGGTTCCGGACTTAGGGTCAATAATAGGTGAGCAGTACATTCCACCTTCCGGAACTTCCATTGTATTCTTATGGTACAGCTTAGCCAACTGCTCAATGTTTCTGTTGTTGGTAACAACTTCCTTGTAGATAACCAGCTTGCTTCTTTCCTGGTCAATCGCTCCGAATATAAAGGTAGCGTTGTCTGAAAGTCCGTAGTCGTGTGCCACAATCCTTTTCCAGTTTTTAGGAATCTTGTAAGGCTCAACCACCCTGTCAATAGCCAATGGGTAAACCAATCCTTCGGCGTAACTAAAGGAGCCCTTGATGTAACGGTCAACCCACCAACTCGGTTTGTTTTTACAAAGCTCTTGAATGTATCCTTCCGGCAGGTGCCCGTTAACTCCCGTACTCGCAACGTGTGTTGAAGTGTTTGGGTCAATGTGGTCTGGGTCCTGGGGGTACTGGTCGAAAACTTCCCCGTACTTTGAAATCGTATCTGAGGCTAACAGAACGTCTGTTCGTATCCAACCTGAGTCCGGATTGGATTCAATTATTCCTTTTCTCCAGTCTGCTTCGTATACAGGCAGGTCATTTTCCTTCGTTAAGGGTTCTTGGGTGTTTGGGTCGGTAGCCTGCTTGGAAGCTGCCGTGTTTCTCAGTCTGGTCTTAAGCTGGTGGAAGGTGTCCCCGTCTGCTTCAGATGCCTCAATGACTGCAAACATGGTCAAGTTGAGTGATCTCAACTTGCCCTCTTTATCTAAGGGTCTGTACATTATCCTCGCTCCGTTAATTAAGTCCATGTAAGAGTACCTGGCTGAAGTTCCCTTAACAAACGCCTGGGGAATGTCGTTTTCAATTTCCCTTTTAATTGTCTGCTCGTACTGGCTGGTTACATTTGCTCCAATTAAAATGTTAGCGTCCGGGGTAATCATGGCGTGCTTATAAACCTCACCCCTGGTCGTGAGGGTCTTGCCTGTACCGTACGCACCAAAATTACCTACGTACCTGTGCGGGTCCTTGTGCAGTTGGAACTGGTGTTCCTGCGGTATGTAGGTGTAAACAAAGGTGTTGCACTTGGTGCACTCGTACCAAAACTGGGACTTGGCTCCGGAGTAAGCAGTCGCCTTCTGGAGACTAGCTGAGCACCTAGGACATTTCGAGTATTTCGTTTTCATATTTCTTAATGGCTTCCGCTGTCAAGTCCGGACGGAGTTCGTGGTCTGGTATGAACTCCTCTAAGATTTTAGATGCGGAGTGGTTGAATTCATCATAGATGTCTTCTTTTAAGTCAGGGTATTGCTCAGCTGTCTTCTTCATTGCGTGTAGCGAGGCTGACATAAGAAGTGACATAGCATCTGAGAAGGTAGTGTCCTCTCCAAACATTATCTTGTCATCTATTAGTAGTACTGCTTTTTTCGATTCGTGTGTGTGATTGTTAATAGTTATTTTCATGTAGCACCTCCTATTAATATTATAACATGTGTGAATGTGTACGTCTATTAATACATATTATTATTATTATTATATACCATATAATCCACATTTTAAACCCCACCCCCTATCTTACCACACCTCAGAAAAAACAAAATCAATATACC